TGCCGATCTAGACCAGTTCAGCGGACCAGCCGAGACAATTGCAGACAACATAGCGGCGCACTTTCCGAAGGCACTTAGGCTCACCGACGATACTGGTGCGGTCACGGTACTGGACGCACCTAATATTATGCAGGCCATGCGCGATGAAAGCGACTGGCGTGTTAGCGTCCAGATTGATTATTGGGCATCATAAGGATCACGACATGAAGAAGTTTTCACCCAAGACAGAACAGCGCGAAGATGATGGCGAGGATGTACCACAGCCATCAAAGCGCGCGACCTTGAAAAACACCAAAGCCAGCAACGGCGAGATTGGCGCAATCGCCCGGCCGCTGCAAAAAGATGCCGCCGCATGGCGCGCAATCGGCTGGGTCGACGCCGACTGATTTGCCCCGCCTGCGGGCTGCCCCAAGGGGCGAACGGTAGGCAATTCACTCAACTTTGGACAGCAACACCTTGCTACGGCAGGCCTGTCCGCTTTGCCAAATGAAAGGGCAATATCATGGCTACCCGGAACAACATCGGTAAAACGATCTACTTCTCTACCACGCTCCCCGCGACCAATGACGCGGCGGGCTTCGAGGCCCTCACATGGGTTGAGCTGGAGTTCCCTGAGACACTCCCGCAGTTCGGTGTGACCAACAACAACATCGATGTGCCAGACCTGAAATCAGGCTTTACCAAAGGTACGAAGGGCGCGGCGTCCGGTGTGGACAGCCAAGGGTCAAACCGCATCGACGGCAGTGTTTTGGCGACGGGCCAAGCTGCGTTCAAGACGCTGTGCGACGGCGCTAGCGGGGCGTGTGCGATCAAGATTGGCACAGGCTCTGGCGCTGCTGCTGCTTTGGTGGCAACCGATCCTGTGGAGTACGCGCAGGGCTACGTTCACTCGTACCAAGAGAACCAAGCGACGGACAGTTCTTATGAAGGTTTCGTCTACAACTTCAAGCAGAACGCTCTGACGATCAAAGACGAAGAGCCTGCATAATCAATCCGCTTCGGCGGGTAATCGAGGGGTGGCGGAATGGTTCGCCGCTGCCCCTCACCATGAACCAGAACCCAAGGATTTTTCAGATGGACTTCAACAAGTACAACAGCCGCGCTCATGCCGAAACAGGATCGCCCATGCAGATCATGGACCCGTGGACAGGCGAGCCGATGATGGACGACGACAAGCCTTGCCGTGTGATCGTGCGCGGCACCGCGTCCAAGTCGGTACAGGCAAACATGCGCGCCAAGCAAAAAGCGGCGATTATGTCTAAGAAGGCCAAGGGCGATGCTGCGGATGATGAAGAAGCGCGCGTTATGGAGGACGTTCACAACCAGCTATGCGAAGGCGCTGCACCCTTCATTGTGGGCTTTGAGAACGTGATGAACGGGGCCAAGCCTGCGACAGCCGAAGACGCCATGTGGTTCCTTGACCTGACATTCCCAGAAATGGGTGTGAAAGAAGATGCGGACGGCGAGGCTGTTCTGGACAAAGACGGATCGCCAGTTTTCGAAATGAAGAACAACCCGTTTGCAAAGCAGATCGGCGAGTTTGCTAGTAAGCAGGCGAATCGGATGGGAAACGCGCCGAAGGGCTAACCCTCTACGCGAAACAGCTTGGCTACCTCCACGCATTTCCAAAAGATCAAAAGCGGTGCCGTCTGGATCAATGGAAAGATGCGGGCGTTACTGACTTTGGTCTGCCGGAACTTGACCCCGAGGAATACCTTGTCGATCTGTTTTTCGATCTTGGACCGACTCGCAACAACGGTATGTCGGAAGGCCCAACGGACTGGGATATTCTGTTGCCATACGCCACAGCCAAGGGGCTGGACGCAGACGATACCAGCATCTTGTCTGATATGTGCAAAGCCTACCACGTAGAGCGCGAGAACGGCGTCAACGCGCTGGCGATTGCTCCGGTGGATAGGCCAAAGGCATCCCGTTAGCGGGGTGTCAAAACCGCGCGGACGTGCCGCGCGCAAGGTTCGCACATTCATATGCAGCCGGATCGTCAAAGAAAACGATGTGCTGGCCGCCCCGATAGAAAATCACGGTGTCCTTGAACCCTGTTTTACCGCCAATCGCGTTGTTGGCGTTCACGCTGGCACATACTGCCTTTTCGCCATTTGCTACATCGTAGGCACGGAAGTTCTGAAAATCTCCGCTGGCAGGGTCACGCAGCTTTACGCGGATATCCTTCGTCGCGCGCGCGGCTAGGGCGTTATCAATTTTGACGGGAGCGGCTGGCGTTGAGGCGCAAGCGGCAACCGTGGCTACGGCGACAAGCGCCAGGGCAATCTTTTTCATCTGAAATTCTCCGTTGGTTCGTCCTGAAGTTAGGGCGGGTTCCGCGCATGTACAAGGACTCACCCTATGGCCACATCATTTGCCGAGCTTGTACTTTCTGCAAATACGTCTGGCTTGCGTGCCGCGCGTGGCGATCTGCAACGGCTGACCAGCGAAGGCGAGCGCACGGAAACACGCACGCGCAAAGCATTGGGCGGTGTCGGCGCGGCGGCTAAGGTCGCAGCGGGCGCACTGGTGGCTCTGGGGGCCGTGTCGTGGGCATCCAACGGCATCCGGCAGGCGCGGGAATACGGCGCGGCCATGTCCGAAGTCTCGACGTTGATCGAAGGAACTCCCGCGCAGATGAAATCGGCTGAGGTTGCCACGCGCAACTTCGCCAAGGCATACGGAACCAGCGCCACACAGCAGGCAAAGGCGTACTATCAGGCTATTTCAGGCGGCGCGGAGGCGGGCGCGGAAGCAACTATGTTGCTGGATACCGCGAACAGACTTGCCATTGCGGGCGTCACGGACGTTGCATCGGCGGTCGGCATCCTGACCAGCGCCACAAACGTCTATGCAGATAGCGGGCTGACCGCTGCGGAAGCGTCGGACGCGCTGTTCGTGGCTGTGCGGGCTGGTGTGACCACGATCCCCGAATTGTCGGCATCTTTGGGGCAGGTTCTGCCGTTGGCGCAAAAACTGGGATTGAGTTTTGACGAAGTAGCAGCGGCCACGGCGGCGCTCACCAAGGGCGGCATCAACACATCCGAAAGTGTCACGGGCATCAATGCCGCGCTGACATCGATCATCGGACCAAGCAAGCAAGCAAGCGACTTGGCTGCATCTCTGGGCCTTGAGTTCAATTCGGCGGCGCTTGAAACAAAAGGTTTCGCGCAATTCATGGCGGATGCGGTTGAGGCTACAGGAGGCGGCGCTGACGCTATGCGCACGCTGTTCGGCAGCACCGAGGCCACAAAGGTAGCACTCGCACTCGCTGGCACCGCTGGCGCGGACATGGCGGCTATTCTGGACGATATGGCTGGCAAGGCAGGCGCAACCGACACCGCATTTGGCAAAATGTCCGAGGATATGGATCAGCGCCTAAAGGTGGTGCAGTCGCGGTTTGCGGACCTGCAAATAGGCGTTGGCGATGCGCTGTTGACTGTTCTCGTGCCAGTGATGGAGAAAGCGGCGGACGCGGCTACTTATTTTGCAAACGCCATCCCGGTTGAGCAGATTAGTGCGGCGGCAACGGCCCTCATGGGCTGGTCTGGTATCGACGAGGTGGCAATCGCCCTCGGCGCTCTTGCAGCAGCGGCAGCTATCGCGGCATCCCCGTTCATCGCAATGGCAGCGGCTGTGGCAGGCGTCACGGCGGCGGGCGTTTATCTATACACCAACTGGGAGGAGATCAGCGCGAAGTTCCCCGGCATTACGGGCGCGCTTGCGGCGGCGTTTGATCTGGTTACAGCAGCTTTCGACGCGATCATGCCAGTGGCGATGGCCGTTGGGGAGTTCGTCGTTGCGCAGGTAACTTCGATGGTGGCGGTGGTGGACGCGATCCTAAACGGTGACTGGGCAGGAGCATGGACCGCCGCGAAGGAATACGTCACGCGCCCGCTCGACGCAGCGGTTGCATTTGTTGTGGATTTTGCCGCGAACATTTTGCAGACCATAAAGGATCTTGCATCCAACGTACTTACTGCGGCGAAAGAGATTGGCGGCAATATCATTGCGGGCATCACCGGCAGCATCAAATCCAAAGCTGCGGACATTAAAAACTCTGTCACCAGCTTGGGCGCTGGAATGCTCGACGGACTAAAGAATAAGCTGGGCATCCAGTCGCCGTCCAAGGAGTTCGCAAAGCTGGGCGCGCATAGCGTAGATGGCCTGATCGTCGGCATAGACGGCAAGACGGGTGCGCTTGTTGATCAGGTGACGCAGACAGGCGAGGCGGCGCTAGATTCCGCAGAGCAAACGCTTGCACAGGGCTTCGGCTCTATGGTCGATTACATGATTGACGGCTTCAAAGGCGGCATGTCCGGGCTTGTGGATATTTTCAAAAACACGCTCAGGCAAATGGCCGCAACTGCGATCAAAAACAAGATCACCATTGGCCTTGGAATGGGTGGTAGCATCGGCGGCACCGCAGCAGCGGCAACCGCCCCCGGCGGCGGAATACTTGGCGCAGGCGGCGCTCTGGGCGGGCTTGGCGGTATCGGCAGCGCCCTAGCAGGGGGCTTTATGAACTCGGTGGGCGGGTTTTTGGGCGGTGGCTTGTCTGGCGGGTTTGGTGCGATTGGCGCGCAGGTTGGTACAGCTTTCGCAACGGGAACAGGAACGGCCATCGCGGGCGCAATAGGCGCAATTGCGGCACCACTGCTGGCTGTGGCGGCGGTATTCTCGTTCTTCAAGTCCAAAACCAAAGAGCTGGACGCAGGACTGCGCGTCACTATCGACGGTATGGACACGCTAGTTGAGACATTCAGCACCATCGAAAAGAAGAAGTTTTGGGGTTTGTCCAAGAAGGTCAGCACGTCATTCACTGCGGCGGAGGCCAGTGTCGCTGATCCTCTCGAAGCTATTGTGGCACAGATGCAGGGCAGCGTTCTTGACGCAGCAGGCTCGATCGGCGTGGGCGCTGATGCGTATGAGGCCTTTGCGCATGAGGTCCAGATATCTACGAAGGGCTTGAGCGAAGAAGACGCACAGCGCGCCGTGGTAGAAGCTCTGAACGGCATCGGGAACGCGTTTGCTGCACTGACCCCAGACCTTGAGCAATTCATGCGCGAGGGCGAAGAAGCTGGCGATACACTGACACGGCTCGCAAGTGATCTCGGCGCGGTTAATCTTATGATGGATACGCTCGGCCACACACTGCGAGAAGCTACTGTTATCGGCGCTGGTACGGCGTCGGACTTTGCTGCCATGTTTGGCGGTATTCAAGCGATGAACGCAGCAACCACAGCATTTTTCACCGGCTTCTACAGCGAGGCAGAACGGTTCGCCACAGCACAACGCCAGATCGAAGCACAGTTCTCGGCTTTGGGTGTCACGACGCCACAAACCCGCGACCAGTTCCGCGCGATGGTCGATATTCTGGATTTGACCACGGAGAGCGGCAGGAGCATGTATGCGTCGCTAGTTTCCCTGTCGAGCGCACTTGATGCCGTCCTGCCCGCCGTATCGAGCTTCACGGCGCAAATTGCGGCGATGGTGGGAGCGATCAGCACGGAGATTGACACAATCATCGGTGAAGCCACGACCGCAATGCGATCAAATGAGCAGGCGGCGGCGCTGTGGTATCGGACAGCCGACACCCTGCGCGGCGTCATCACGGATATGCGCAGCACTGCCGGGGCTTTGATCTCCGGTGCTAAGGCGCGGGAGTTCTCCGAAACGCGGTTTCAGACGCTTCTTGCGTCGGCTATGGCGGGGGATAGCGGCGCGGCGGCAGGTTTGGGCGCGGCGGCTCGCACGCTGCTGGACAACACCAAGGCCACTGCGACAACAGCGCTGGAAGTCGCGCGGGCGGAGGCGCGCGTGATCTCGGACTTGCAACTGGCGGGCGGTGTGTCGGATATCGAGGGCGCGCGGCATGACGTGATCGCTGGACTGATGGGTCAGCAGGTAGATCTGCTTGAGGGTGTGCGCGATGCAATCAACAGCGGTGATCTGTCTGCCGATGATATTGACGGGCTGAACGCGCAGATGGGCGCGCTTGAGGGTGCGATCAAAGCCGCCGAAATGATCAATTATGCGTTCTTGCAGGAGCGCCTTTCGGTGTCGGTTGATCTGATTGCGGACGCAGATATCCCGCAGCCGATCCGCGACCTTCTGGCCAATACTGCCACGGGCATCACCGCGACCATCGACTACATCGTGCGGGCACCTGACCTTACGCCTGATCTGCGGTGGCTGGCGCTGACTGGTACGAGCAGCCATGTTAGCACGTTGGAACTTATCGCAGATGACAGGCTGACCAATGCGCAGCGCCAGATCGCCCTGCTTGACCTTGGAGCGGATACTGCGGTCTTGCGCAATGTGGTCATGCGCGCGACCTACGCGACAGACACGACAGCAGCGCAGCGCAGCATTATTGACGCCATCGGCGGCAGTGTGGACGGTAGAATTACGCTTGGCGGCTCGTTCCAGTTTGACCCGTCAACGGGCTTCCAGACTTGGTATGCGACCACAACGCGCGCAGCAATCACAGTTCCCATGGCGGGACTGCAATTAAGCCTAAATGCACTGGCGGACCAAATCCGCGCGGACATGGCCGACCGTGCAGCAGCAGCCGCGCGCGCCCAGTATCTTGCGGGGCTTCAGGCGCAACTCGGAACGGTAGCGGGCACACGTCAGACTGCAATTGACGAGGCCGCAGGCGTAATGGGTCAGATCCGTGATCTTGAAGCGCGGACTGGCGTGGATATCCGCAACGGGTCCAGCGATGCGGTGATGGGTTTTCACGCAGGGGGTAACGTGAACTATCAGGCGTCTCACGTCAGCTACCGCAGCGGTTCTGATCTTGCAGGGTTTAATTCCGCGTTCCGAGGCCCAAACGGACTTGAGGCGCAACTGATGGCCCTCGGACAAATTCCAGCGGCGTACAATCAGCAGATTAACGGACTGCGCGCCCAGATCGCGGGAATGGGGGCAGTGCCTGCATTCGCTACGGGTGGAACGCACATGGGCGGTTTGCGCATGGTTGGCGAGAATGGGCCTGAGCTTGAGGTCACAGGGCCGTCCCGCATCTACAGCGCGCCACAGACACGCGCGATGATGTCGGGCGGTGATAACGCTCGACTTGAAATGCTTGTCGAAAAACTCACGATGGAGGTTGCGCGGATGCGGGACGAAAACACGCAGCTTGCGAAAAACCGAGGCACTGACCTGCGCCGGATTCGCCTCATCGAAGAGCGCCGCGCTGCCGCAGAGGAGCTGCTATGACCGCAATTATGGTCATTCCCTTTTCTGTGACGGACGGTAACTTCGTGTCCAGCAACGTGCCCGAAACGGACCATCCTGCGTGGGTGGTTGGCACAACATACGCTCAAGGTGATCGGGTTATTTCAACGACAACCCACAAGATCTATGAGAGCGTGTCCGCTGGCAACACTGGCAATGATCCAACTCTGCCTGCCAACGTGCCTACATTTTGGTTGGTGGTCGGCAGCACGAACCGATGGCGTGCTTTTGATACATCTCTGGGCCAAAGCGTCACCAACCCGGATACGATTGAGTACGTTCTGACCACACCGCAGCGGCTCGACAGCGTGGCATTTATTGGGCTGGTCGGAACATTTGTTCGGGTGATAGTCAAGGACGGATCGTCGACGGTTCGCTACGACATGACACAAGACCTGATCGACGTGAGCGGCATTACAAGCTGGCTGGACTTCTTCTCGTATGATGGCAGCTACGATCCCGAAATCGTGTTCAACGACATCGGCGCGCTGTCTGGCTTCAGGGTCGAGATCACAATCTCGACAATCGGAGGCACGGCTGAGGTCTCGGAGATCGTCGCGGGAAAAGCCGAGTCGCTCGGCACGCTCCTATCTGGAACGCGCAGTGGCTTTACAGACTACAGCCGTAAGGAGATTGACGACTTCGGAAACATCACCATCGTGAAGCGCCCCACGGCACGGCGAGCAGAGTGGGAGTTGTCTTTCGAGACGCGGGCAAACCACCGTATCCAGCGCGCACTTGAAGACGCTAGAGGCGCGCCCGCTTACTTCTACCCCGGCCCTGAAATGACCGATTTCTACGTTAGCGTGTACGGCGTGGTTGATGACTTCTTTCCTGCGCTTGAGGGCGGCGGAACAACACAAGCGACCCTTTCAATAACAGGAGCAACCTGATGCCTCGGCCAACGACATTTGTATTCCCGAACGATCCGCCTGTTTTGGGCGACCCAGACTTTGCGGCAGACGCTCAAGGATACCTTGGGGCGTTCCCCGATCTGTTGACCTACGTTGAAGAGATGGCGGACTTTTTGCAGACGGACTTTGCAACCGAGCTGGCCAATGGTTCGGCGGCATTGCCCTCTATGGCCTTTGCAAGCGACCTGAATACTGGTTTCTATCGCGTGGCAGCGGATCAGATCGGTGCATCGACGGGTGGGGTGCGGCGATGGCTTCTGAGCAATACGGCTTTTCAGGTCGATGTTCCGATTACAGGTACAGCAGTTGTTTCAAGCGACACCGATGTCACCGCTGAGCGACTTCTGAAAACAGTTGCTGGACCAGCACAAGCGTATCGGCGCGGCAATATTCTGGGCACTGTTTCCCAGTCGGCAGGCGTTCCGACTGGTGCGATTATCCAGCGTGGCAGCAACGGCAACGGCGAGTATGTCCGGTTTGCGGACGGTACTCAGATTTGTAGCCATCAGCTCAACGCTAGCGCCACCACTGACGTGACTTGGACTTTCCCAGCAGTTTTCGCCACATCACCCAAAACCTCTACAAGCCCTAAATCTGGCGGGTTTAGGATCGGCGTGGTCGGAACTGGCGCTCAATTAACCAACATAACTTTTGGTGTATATGACGTTGCAGGCGATCGGCAGGCCAATAACTCCGACCTATTCGCAATCGGTCGCTGGTTCTAAAGGATAAAATAATGAAAATTACAGTACACCTATCGGCAGCCCTGCCCGGATCACCTGAAACAACCATGTCGGTGTCTGCTGACGTAGCGACTGTCAACGGCACAGCTTACGACCTATCCGACGTTCCGGAAGGCGGCTCTGCCGTTCCTGGTGGCGATCATCCCTTTGTGGGGGCAATTAAGCGCGTCGGCGGGCAGATCGAGGTGTCGGTGCATTGGTCTTATGATACGGCCACCGCCTCACCAGATCAGGGCAGCGAGCATCCTGTTTTTGTAACCACGAGCGGCGCGGTTCCCGACCCCGTGCAGCGTTTGGAGGTGCAAGAATGACCTTTTCCCTGACCATCACAACTGCTGCGGAGATTGCTGCCCAAGAACAGCAATCGCGCAGCGATGCCGTCACGGTTGAGCGCGACCGCAGGCTTGCGGCGGGGGCCGTTGTCGCCGTCACAGGCTACGGCGATATTCCTGTTCAAGGTCGGATACACGACCAAATCAACCTGATCGCACTTGGAGACACGGCACGCGACTTGATTGATGCCAGCATCTCCGGCGCGATCATCCCGTTTCGGGACGGTGACAACGTGATGCACATGCTCACGCCTCAGCAGGTTGCGGAACTGGCGCGAAAGGGCAAGGCGGCGGCATCGGCGATCTATGCAGCGGCATGGGCGATCAAAGACAGCGCTGAAATTCCCGCAGACTTTGCAGACGACGCGAACTGGCCTGCCTAAAACCGACACAGAAGGCCATAAGGCCATGTAAAGCCCGAATGTAGTACGGCGTAAGGAAAAGTATGAGCGAGGATGATGTGCAAGTGGGTCAAAAAACCATGCGGCAACACTTGGTGGCAGCGGCGCGGGACATTCTCGTTTTCACTGCGATGTTTGGAGTTGTGGGTTCTGCGGTGGGTGCGTTGCTGGCTCCCTATTGGTTGCCGTTTCGAGACTTGCCGATTGCAGTGAGTGACTTGGGCAAGACGGTTTCGCAGGTGCAGGCGACACTGACCGAGCTGCAAAGCCCCAAGGTGATAGACGTGGCGGGCATTGGCTTGATTGTCGGGGAAAATACGGTGCATCGCGGCGACACGCTGACACTGTTCTACATGCTTCGCCGCAACATTACATGCGTCACCAGATACAACCGCAACTTTTTCAACGTCAACACGGCAACGCAGTTCAACGGCGGGTCATTCATCGCACAGCAGGCACCGGTCACGACTGGCTTTATCCCGTTCAAGATCGAAGTGACCATCCCGATGGATATGCCCTACGGCGAATATTCATACATTCCCGTCGCCACGCCGATTGAGTGCGGGATTTACGAGCCAATCGTCATGCACCCGACTGAAACATTCAGCGTAGTACCGAAAGGATAAATCAATGGACAAGGCAGCATTTTACAAGTCGCTTCGGAGGCGCGAAAGCGGTGTGTTCGGCACACGCCTTTCGCAGTCTCAGGTGAATGGTATCGAGGGCATCCTGACGGCGTTTGAGCAGGTCGGTGACGGCAGGTCCAGCACGTTGGCTTATGCACTTGCCACAGCTTACCATGAAGTCGGCGGGCGCATGGTTCCGGTGCGTGAAGGCTTTGCCAGCACCGACGCGGGCGCACGGCGGGCCGTAGAGGCTTTGGCGCGCAAGCGTGGGCCTAACAGCAACGTCGCAAAGTATGCCAAGCCACAGCAGCCCTACGGCCATGTCTATTACGGGCGCGGCCACGTTCAGTTGACTTGGCTGGACAACTACCGCGACAGCAGCACGGATGCGGGCGTGGATCTTGTCAAAACGCCGGACGCCATGCTCGATCCGGCCATTAGCGCCCGCGTGATGATCAAGGGCTTGCTTGATGGCCGCTGGAATGGTCGCGGCCACGGCCTGCGCTATTATCTGGACAAGGGCGATCTGGAAGGCGCGCGGCGCACGGTCAACATCACTGACAAATGGGCGGTTATTGCAGGCTACTACCGCGCGTTTCTGGCTGCAATTGAGGCAGGCGGTGGCGTAAGTGCAAAGCGTCCTGATCCGGTCCCGCCGATCATGCCCGCACCCGCTGACACAGATGCTCCGTTTACTGAGCAAACATCACCGCAGCGCCCTTGGTGGGTCGCTCTGCAAACCCTTTTCTCTGCAATCTTTGGAGGCAACAAATGAAAAACGATATCAACCCGCCCGCCGTGTCGAAAATCAACTGGACCGCGCTTGTGATGGCTCTGATCGGTGTTGGTGCAGCGCTGGGGGTTATCCCCGAAGAACTGAAAGAGCCTGTGACCGAAGCAGCGCTGATTATCGGCCCGATGTTGGTTGCCACGTTCCGCACATGGTTCACGAAGCCATGAGGCTCGGACCCACAGGCGTGGGCGTTGTCGTGACCATTTTCTGGGGCGCGGTGCTTCTGGTGATCTCCCTTGGCGCGTGGAAGCTGCTGATATGATCCGCCTTGTCTTCATAGCCGTGCTTCTGGCAGGCATTGCCGCCGCAAGCATGTGGCTGTATTCGCGCGGCGGTGACAACGCCCGCACCGATCAACTCGAAAGGACACTGCAAGATGCTGACACGTTCAACGAAGGCGATGGCACTGGCCCTGATTGCAGTGGCCTTGACCGGATGCTGGCCCGATGCGGAAGCGCCAACTAAGGGCGTTCCCTGCGTCGTACTTAAACCAAAGACCGACGCGCTGCGGGCGGGCATCATTGCCAACCCAGACACAGCCGAAGCCGTGGCAACCCCGGCGGCTGACATTGTGCTAGGCACAGAAGCCGTCTGCGGAAAAACACAATAGCCCCATCGGGCAACCATCAAAGGAAAGCATTATGGCTTATCTCAACCCAGAAGCACTCGACCAAGGACTTGATTGGATCGACACCAACGGCACCCGCCTCGATGTTTGCTCTCAAGAGCCTGCAACCTACGCTGAGGCGACCAGCACCTATACGCTGATCACTGCGACCGTCAACACAGGCTCCACTGTGAACAGCGCGACAGGCCGCAAGGTCACTGTGCCCGCAGTCTCAGCGGCCACCGCCACAGCGACAGGCACAGGCACGCACTGGGCCTTGACAGACGGCACGGGTGTTCTGGTGGCCACTGGCGCTCTTTCAGCGTCTCAGGCGGTGACGTCAGGCAGTGATTACGACCTTGCCGCTTTCGATATCAACTTCCCCGCCGCGACATAATCCCGCTGCAAATATCTGCGCAAAGGACGTATCATGCCAAGAGCACTTACCATCGAAATCGTCACGGATAAGCCTGTAACGCAGACCATCTCCGTTCGTCGCGCAGAGACCTTGCGGATCACGCTGTCTCAAGAGGTCGCATCAGTTGCGCTGACTATCAGCCCAACGGCTGGGGGCGAACCAATTGTAGAGATCCCCGGCACGGCTGGGTTGATCATAATTTCGCCATCCCTTGTTTCCAGCCTGACCGAAGGCCAGTCGTTTCAGATGAACATCTGGAACACGACCAACCCGGCCGATCCGTTGCAACTAGTCAATGGGACGTTCAAAACCGAAAACACGATCCAGCCCGGTTTTGTTGAGTATGCGAGCCAGTATCTCAGCTCAGGCACGAACATCATTCATCTTTCGCAATTCGAGTATGACCAGATCTCGGATTTCCCGGCTGATACAATCTACATCATCACGGAGCCGTCTGTATGATGTATTTTGGCGACCGTTACGTGCGCCGCATTTATCTGGGCGGAGCGCTTCTCAAGGAGTTCCCAGTCCAAGGTGATGCGCCGTTCGGGATGCAAGGGCTTCTGATGACGACTACGCTTGGCTCTCCAACGCTGTCGGAAGTGGTTGGGGTTCCACTTATTTCGCTTGCTGACCTGAATATGACACCATTGATATCAACTGCATCGCTGACTCTTTCGGAAGTGGCCGAAGCTGTGCTTATTTCGCCTGCTGGTTTGAGCATGGCGCCATTGATGTATTCAATGGAGCTGACTCCTTCGAGTGTCGCTGGAATTGCCTACGTCGAAACACAGGGTCAATCTAACATTACAGGCTTCAACTCTGTTGATGCGCTGCCAAGTGCACAGCTCAAGACATACGCAAATGTCAGCGCCTTTGAACTTACAAGCGGCTTGGGCACTACTGCCTCGGTCGTTGAGCGCCTGCCATATACGCTTGTACCAGATGGGCAAACAATAGATGGCGTAGTAGGTCGCAAGGGCGAAAGAAATATTGGAAGCAGTAGCGGTGGCGTTGGTCCTACTTACGGGGTCGTGAAAGGGTACGACGACAACGGGTTGTATGCCACAGCCGAAGCCCTTTGGCTCATGAAGGCGTCCACTCCCGGAACCCACATAGATGAGTTTCTCCCCATCAATGCGGCGGCTGTCTGGAAAAACTTGGTTTATGGTCGTCGCGCAGTGCGGACTGCGGTTCTTGCTTCAGAAACGCCCGTTTTGTACCAGTCAAAAATCTGGATGCAAGGTGAGGCAAACACCAACGCCCCGCGCGCAGCAGAAAACCTAAGTCACCCAGATATCGTTGAGTATCCTGCCAAGTTTGAGCAGGTCTACGCTTTTGATGTTGCTCAGATGGGCGAACAGCCGACATGGTTTATATGCCAACTATCTGTTGACGGTGGTGGTGTAGCCAACCCTTATACAGCTGCGATCAATGCACAGCTAAAATCTCTTTGTGGTTTTACAGTCGATGCAACGGGTACGATTACAGCAAACGGTAGTGGTAATCCAAACAGGTATTTTGTCGAACACAACATTACAAACGGCGTAGACGTTCACCTCAACGCAATTCATATGGGACAGCTTGGGGCTATCATCGACACTGCGGAAAAGACCATTCACGCAGGTGACGGATTGTCTAGCGCGCTTCCTGTTCTGCCTCGCCCCGTAATACTTAATATAGAGACTGGGACTGTTACAGGCGGTAGTGTGGCACTGACACTAACAACTACTGATGTGGGCACGATTTACACGGCATCTGTTCCTGCTGGTTCTGACACTCCTACTGATGATGAGATCATTAACGGAGGTGGCGATGTAACTGCGCGCGGATCGCAAGTGTTCTCTGGACTGTTTGCACCGGGATCTACCCTTGCTACAACGCTTACGGGCATTCCTACAGGTGGGTCAGTCGATATTCATGCGATACTCAGGAACGGGTTAAACAGCCTGTCCCGAAGCGTGACTGGCATCGCAATCGCCGCTGCACCTGTGGCCTCTGGCTGGGATACCACGTTTCAGACGGGCTTTATCACTTACTCGAACAACGGCGGGCAGGCCAACAACACCGCAGGCGCAATACGGTACGCCCGATCTGCTCAGGGACAAACAACAGGCAAGCGCATGTTCCAGATCAACACAATCGGCACGCTTTCGTTTGCAGGCATTGCTGATGTTAATTTGCCAGTAGGTGGCGGGAGTAGTAGTATAAACGGCACAGAGCGTGTCGGGTGGTTGTTTGGTAACGTAGTAAGCTCTGGTTCTAACGTGCCGATGGGTGAGGGCGTAAACACAGCAGATACGGTGCAGATTGCCGTCGATCTGGATGCACGCCTGCTTTGGATTAAGAAAGAGTCGGTTTCCGTTTGGAACAACAATGCCTCTGCAAACCCAGCGACAGGTGTGGGGGGCGTCAGCATCGCAAACATGCCCGTCAGCGTTCTGCCTGTTGCGGGATTGGCATCCGGCCCTGAAAATGGGGCTATCCTGAACCTATCACCCGCCACACGACCAGCAGGGTTCGGCACATGGGCCTGATTTGCCACGCTTGCGGGCAGGAAGTCGAAAGCTCCTTGCCCGAGATCCTAAACCAGTGCGGCTTGACCGTCACTGAGCGCAGGGTGTGCGATATTGTTTTGCGCACGCCCAACTTGAGCCGCGTTGAGTTGTCGAATAGGATGTATGAGGATGACGAAGATGGTGGGCCAGATCTTGCCGAGTGCGCCGCTCGTCAGCACGTTCACAACATCAACAAAAAGCTGCGACCGCTTGGCTGGGAATTAACCGGCCTGCGCGGGCAGAACGGCTATCGCTTCTTGCGCGTACCGGAGTAACGACCAGGCGACGGGGCACGTCGCATACTCAACTAAAGAAAGGTCCACTATTTAGCGTTACATACCTTTGCTGACGTTTGCCTGTACGCAAATCACTGCCCGCGCGCCGTAATGGTTGCGCGGGCTTTTTTGTGTTCGAAATCACGCATCGGGTGTCTCCTTGGATAGGGCGCGGAGGGCAATCAGTATGCCGTCACTGCCTCTCACCTTCATTCCAATCCGGTCGGACATAATGGCGTCTATTATCCTGCCCCAGATTGGACACTTTGGGCCATACTCATTGCCAAGCGCATTCAGCAACACCTTTGCAGCATCCGCAACGCTGGGCTGCATGGCGGCGCGCGTGAAGTCCATCTTGGAAAGATCGTACTCCTTCCAAATCTGCGCGGGGTGGTTCAAATCAAATGCGCTGATTAAATGTGTGGGTTCGGGGTGCCATTCTGTCGTGCCGTAGCGGACCTCTCCAAGCAAAAGCATACGCACATCTGTCTCCCCGCGCCAATTTGTGTATTTGACGGTGATTGCTTCGTCTGTCTGTGCTGGGGTCATTGGTAAAGCCAATCAAAAACTGACAGAAGTTCACACCCGAAATAAGTGCAGGCGTTATAACCTTGCTCGCCCTTCATGCTGACTTTTGCGCAAGCCCCAACTTGCAAAAGCGTGTTTCTTTCTGATTTTGAGACAACATCACCGTCCCAGATCGGACCCTGTTTCAGTTGCGCCAGAGACTCATGCAGAACCTTGTTTCGGTGGGCAAAATCAATCATCCTAATAAGAAGAATATTTTCTTCGTTGTCATTAAGGTCTGGTCTCCCATTGATCGGGATAGAGCATTCATAATCTTCTAGGTGCTGTTTCAGGCCAGTCATTTTATTCCTCCTTTGCCGCATCGTTGCGGGGTTCTGTGGTTTGGATCAGGGCGCGCAGTTTATTTTCCAGCGCGAAAAGTTCGCTGTCGCTGGTATCCCAATCGCAAAGGGCAATAGCCTCACGCAGCGCATCATCCCGCGCCGTCTGTAGCTGTGTTTGTGCGTCGGCAAGCTGGGCGCGTAGGGCGTTACGTTCGGCGGCGAGGACGTGATATCTAGCCGCGTGGTGCTTCTCCGAGCTGTCATAAATATCTACGTCGATATATTTATGATATGGACCCGGACGGTCGTCTTCCCAGCGCGGCACTGTCGCAGCAGGGTGATAGACGTGAACACCCTCGTGCATAAATTCACCCCGCTCCTCTGCCCATATCTCGCGCGGCCATCGCCATCGCACCGCGCTCGTATCAACCTCACTCATTGTCCTGCCCTCCTGTGGCGCAAAGATCGTCGTGTATCGGTCCCAAAAGATCAACATCGTTCCCGCCATAGTGACGGATCACCTGCCGCCATGTATCGTCCAGTGTGCGGCGGTGAATATTCTTCAGTGGACGATTGGCTACCTCATCGTGCCATTTGCGAACAGCCCAATCCCATGGAGCCGCAGATGATCCTAGAGGCTGCCCTTCTGTGGCGCGGTAGGTGGAGAGGTCAGTCCGCAACATCACGTCATAGACAGCGGGGCTATCTTTCATGCGGATAAGTCTTAGCTCCTCTTCGGCGCGCGCAACCAATTCTTCAGCAGATTTCACGCGCGCCTCTAGGGCTGCGATCTGCTCACGCTGGGCGATGATGTGCGCGGCCATTTCTTCGTATGAAATAAAGCCAGACCATATTTGCGCGGGTGTTTCGCAGTTATCCCATCCGCCATATTCGTTCATGGCCTTCCACCGACCCTTGCGATTCATCTGCTTTGCGCCCTGCGGCTTGTACGGCACCCATTTAACTGGCCCACCGACCAGAACATAACCCTCACGAATATCAGGCTCGTGCTGCAAATCTTGGTCAACATTAGATACGGTAGGCAGCGCTTCAATCTGTTCCGGTGTCATATCAGTCTCCAAATTACCAAAAGCCAAAAGACTAGGCCCAGTGCCGCAGCGGGCACGATCCACCATGATGGTTTCATATCCAGTCTCCAATCTTGCCGCAGGTGTCGCAGAATATTGCGCCCGTTGCGAAGTCATCGTCACTCATCACGCCACTGCACGGCTTGGGCTTGTATCCGCGCGGCGCATCCTCATCCGGCTCATGCACGCGATTACACGTCTCGCCGTCCTCGTTGCCTATCTCGTGGCGGTCTGGGGCGGTCTGGGGCGGGTTTGCTGTCAGGCGGTCAAGGCGGGTCATGGGGTTGCGTCCTTCAGTCTTACGTGTTCCTTCATGTGGCACCCACGGCACAACCACATTACTTGTAACGGCTTGTCATAGTCTGGGTGGTGGCCATCTAGGCGCTCTTTTGAATAGCAATGCTCACATTCAACCGGCTTAATTAAATCACCGGAATCAACGGCGCTTTTCACAGCGTTATGCGATTTCCACTTCTTTGTGTTTTTGGCGTACCATTCAGCCCGCTTTGCTTTGATCTCGTCTGGCTTCTTAGCCCGTCTGGCCGCCTTAGTCGCTAAGATCGCTTTTTTGTTAGCCGCGTAATATGCTCTAGTTCTCTCATTTATAGTTCCAGAGTTGGCCGCGTGCCTTTTCTTGCTGTATTCAGATACGCAGGATTTACACTTTGGACTAAAGCCACTTTTCAAGGCTTTCCGTTTGTGGAAATCATGCTTCGGCTTTGTTTCACCGCAAGTTCTGCAAAGTTTGGCATCATCAATGGCTGCATTATTCATATCCAACGTGCCCTTTCAATTCAGTTGGCAGGACGCCAGCGTTGGCGACGTAGATCATTGCGCCGATCACGGTCAGCAGGAGCGCAACATTCCAGATGCGGTGCGCGATGATTAGGCGGCGCTCAGGGGTGGTCATATCAGCCCCTTTTCCATCGCCATCCATTCAGGCAGCGTCACGGTGGCAATCCCGCCGCCCGCATCCTGAACTTCAATCTGGGATAGCGGCAACCATTCCGCGTCAATTTGCTGGCCTGTTGCAGACACGCGGATACCTTTATCCGTGCGCGCATGGACCTTTACTTCTATGTCAATTATGTTGCTTTTCACGCTTCATTCTCCGTTCAGATCGCGGCGCATACAGGCCAGCTTTTCTAGGTGTGGTTCGTGCAGCAGATCCGCTATCTCATCGCGGTTGCTGCGGTAGGTTATCGGCGCTTCGGATAGGTGCGCTAGGCAGTTGTGGATCTTGCGCCGGGGTGGCTGGGGGCGGCGTAGGATACGCCATATCGCGCGGATCATGTGGCTGGCTCCGGTGCAATCTGATACCAAGGCTCACCTTTTTCAGCGCCGCCATAGTTATCTACATGGGTTTCTGGGTCATAGCCGCCGGGGATTTTGACAAGCACACCATACCTCACAACAAGATCAAACTTTTCAGATGCCTCAATGTCGTAGTGATCTTGCCATTCCTCCATGACCGCGCGCCCGAACCCCTCCCAATCCGGCGCGCTCATGGAGCTTGCTCCGGTGGGGTTGGTAGTGGCATCCAGTGAGTGGGCATGGGGTCCCCGTCCCAACCCAGCCAATAATCTTCCTCGCCTACGCATAAAGACATGGTGTCATGGCCCCAGCCTTGCATCCAGCTATCGGCACCGCTTGCGTCCAGAACCGGATTTGACGGGTAATCCATCCACTGCGCTACAGGTGCACAATCCCAACCCTTTCGATAAATAAATATGCTGGTCCCATCCTTCGGAGATGTGGCTATAGGTTGCCATTGCGGGGCAAGGTCGGCGCGAATGTATAACTTTTCGTCATAGTCGATTATGGCGTTTGTAAGCTGCCTGTCGTTCCATGAGCCGCTTGTTGCGTTGCCTGTTGCCCATATCCGCTCCGGCGCGCTCATGGCATCACCAGCGGCAGAAACATCAGACCCCAGAATATCACGCCAAGGCATATCAGCTCGATTGCGTCTTTGATGATGTTGCGGATCATTGCGCTGGCTCCTTGCTGAGAACGTTTGCGACATTGAAAGCGAGCGCCGTTGCTTCGGCGACGTGCAGCGGCATGAAAATCGTGTAGTGACCGGCCTTTGATGTTATATCGAGCCACGTTGTTTCACCGTTCGATCCTGCTTCCATGCCTGTAACGCCGTGCATGTTTGAACTGATTATCATATCTTCTCTCCCTATTCTGAAATTGCGACAAGTGCCGCCTGTTGTCCTACGTATACCTGGCCATCGCCATCGCACCGCGCGCAGAACTGGGTGTGATTGCTGCCCCGAACATAGTCGTAATGCGTTGACGGGCTTCCGGTGCCGTTGCACTGGCTGCAAGTGATGTATCCGTTGGCTTGGGTCATTTCCACATCAGCACCCGCGCGCTACGGCTGCGGACTGGATTGCCTGCGCTTCGCCGCGCATCTGTGCAATCGCTGGTGCCTGGTCATTGCCGCCAATGGCAAACGCTGCGGGCCAGAACAGGATGAGGGCCACAGCCGTCATGGCCGCGTCATTGCCAGCCTGCTGTGCCTGCTGTCCGGTCGCCGTTGCCAGTCGTGCGTTGATCTGCGCGGCGGATGCGTTAAGCTGGCCGCAGGACTGCGATGCAAAGGCGTTCGGGCTGACATATGCAGGCGCGATGCTTTCGGGCGATGCAGCGCAACCCGCCATTGTGGCTGCTACTGTCAGGGCGGTGATTGTTTTGATGATTGTCATTGTGGTTCTCCTGTGTTTGGAGCGGGGCGCAAAACCCCGCGTTGGGGTTAGGCTGCTTCGTATCCGTATGTGTCTACGAAGTGAGAAACGGCGCGAACATCATCGCGGCCACCCTTGAATTTCACGTTAAAGCAGTTAACGAAAACATCGCCGTCGACATCGCCCATGAAGTAACGTCCGGTATCTTCTTTCACTGCAATCGCTTCGTTCATATCGTTGATAGCGATGATTGTGACTGTGTTTACCGGAAATTCTGTGGTGCTGCTAATCATTGTCTTTTCCCTCATGTGCCGTTGTGGCCTATGGATTGACATTACAGGCAAGTATATACCGCGTCAACCGATATTTTGCATTGCGTATATACTTTGTCTGGCGTAGTCTGGGCATATGAAAAAACTCATCACCATAAAAGCAGAGCCTAGCGAGATTGCCCGCTGGCGTTCTGCACTTGATAAAGAAGGCAAGACGCTTGCCGAAATAGCGCGGGCGGCACTCGACAGGTTTGCCGCTCGCATTGAAAAGAAGGACGCACAATGACCCTGACACCACACCGCCGCACGGCACTGGCCCGCATGAGCGATGGCGAATGGAGACCAGGCCATGACATTACAGGCCACGGCAACGTCCTAGGCGCGCTGGAAAGCATGGGCTATTTGCGCCGCGCATCTGGCGGGTTTGCTGGTCTGTATGATGATTGGACAATTACTCCAAGCGGTATTGCGGCGCTGGAGGCTACGGAATGAGCAAGCTGCGTGTATTAGTCGCCTGTGAATATTCAGGCCGCGTCCGTGAGGCGTTCCGCGCGCTAGGGCATGACGCCTGGTCGTGCGACATTCTCCCGTCCGACGATAACAGCCCGCACCACATCACCGGAGACGCGCTGCCATTGCTTGGGGATGGCTGGGATTTACTCATTGCGCACCCTCCTTGCACCTACTTGACGAACAGCGGCGTTTGCCACCTTCACAAAGACGCCGCGCGCTGGCCTAAACTGTTTGATGCTGCCGAGTTTTTCGCGGCGATGATTAGTGCGCCGATACCGCGCATCGCCGTAGAAAACCCGATAATGCACAAGTATGCGCGCCGCCTTACTGGCGCGGGAAAGGCAACGCAGATCGTTCAGCCTTGGATGTTCGGGCACACCGAGCAAAAGGCAACAGGGCTTTGGCTCAAGGGGCTTATGCCTCTGCGTGAGACAAACAACGTGCGCACCGAAATGATGGCGTTGCCGATCAACGAGCGCCAACGTCTGCACTACCTTCCGCCGTCTGCTGACCGCTGGAAGCTGCGGAGCACCACATACCAAGGCATTGCCGACGCTATGGCGATGCAGTGGGGCGGGCGCGTTTCAAACGTGAGGTGCATAGCATGACACAGACACAACAAATCCTCGCCGCACTAAAAGCAGGACGCCGCCTCACCCCGATTGACGCGCTGCGGGACTTCTCGTGCTTTCGCCTTGGCGCACGCATCTATGACCTAAAGCAATCGGGCCACGGGATTACTAAGACGATGGTTGAGACGGACAGCGGCGCGATGGTTGCCTGCTATTCACTCAACGCCAAATCATAAACGGGGCCAGCGCATCACCGCCAGCCCCATCACAACGCGAAAGGAACTCGCACCATGACTAACGAGAATAAAACACCAAAGGACGAAGCTACACAAGAGGCCGCTCCGGCACACAAGAGCATCGCCGCTGCAATCGCATCCGCAGTGCGGGAGGTTCGCGTAATCGGGAAAAGCGACCGCAATAAATTTGACGGTTACGACTTCGCAGGTATAGACAAGTTTTTGACACTTGTTAACCCGATATGCGGGCGCAACGGGCTTTTCCCGATTGTGTCACAGCGAGAGGTTGAGTTTTACGAGAACGTAAACAGCAAGGGCGGCAAGTCTGTATGGGCGCGGTTCTTTTACGATGTTACGATGCACCACGAAAGCGGCGAAACGCTTGGCCCGGTCAACATGATGGTAGCAGTGCCGATGAACGGAGCGCAATCTAGCGGGTCAGCGCAAAGCTATGCTCTAAAGCAATTCTTCCGCGCCATGCTGATGATCCCGACAGGCGACAAAGACGATGCTGACCTTAATGCCACTGAGCAACATCAAGAGCCTAAGTTTGACGCCGCCGCTGCAACGAAGCGCATCAAGGGCAAGCTGGCCTTGTCCGAAACACTGGACGATCTGAAGGACAGATGGACGCAAGAACGCGACACTATTGCCGAGGTGAAGGCCGCAAGCGCCGATATGTTCGCAGAGATTGAGGCCGCGAAGAACAAGCGCCGCGATGCAATCCAAGCTGTTGCCGCATCCGTGTCCGACGATCTGGACGGCGATGCCATTCCGTATGATGGGGCAAACTAATGATCGATACAAACACCCGCGCAGTCATCGGCGATAATCTCTCGCCAGATCCGATTGACACCATCACAGCGGTTTATACGACCGACCGCGAAGAGGCGGAAAACTGGACGGACGGCGCACCCGTTGAGAACGAAGCGCAAATGAAGGAGGTGGACGCCCTTCGAGGCACCATGCGCCAATGGCGTCTTGATCTGGAAAAGGGCCAGAAGGACGCGACCAAGCCGCTCAACGATATTCTGGTGGCCGAGCGCAACCGCTGGAAACCAGAAATAGAAGATGCACGGCGCATTGAGGGATGCCTGGTTGCGACTGTTGACGTGTTCAAGCGCAAGCTGGCTGCTGAAAAAGCCGCTTCCGAGAAGGCCGCATGGGAGGAAACCAACCGCCTGCGCCGTGAGGCTGAGGAAAAGTCGCGCAAGGCTGATGCTTCTAACCTTGAGGCGCAACGTGAGGCTCAGGCGGCACAGCAGGCGGCGCTGGACGCAGAGAAGGCTGCGCGGGATGCAAAGGCCGATAACGTCAAAGGGATGCGCAAGGTTACGCGGTATGAGATCGAGGACCACAAGAAGGCGTTGCATTGGATTGCTGCGCAGGACCGCGATGCTATGACCGCGTTTATCGAGGACTATGTGAAGCGCAACCACAAGGCAAAGACCATCGACGGCGTGCGCGTCTGGGATGATCGGGAGGCATATTGATGAAACCCTATCGCGCAGTCACTAAGGAACACGCAGAACGGCTGGCACAAATGCTAGTCGGCCTGCCGTTGCCCTTCTCGCTGACCATTGGCGATGGTGACGCGCGGTCCCTTTCTCAGAACGCCTTGCTGCATAAGTGGTTTGGCGAGGTGGCGCGGCACTTCGGAGACATGACGGCCGCACAGATCAAGGGCCAGTGCCATCACAAGCACGGCCTGCCGATCAAGCGCAGGAATGAGCAGTTTGCATGGGTTTGGAAGCAGACGGGCGAAAAACTGACCTATGACCAGCAATGCAAATACCTCGCCAGCGGCACGCTCAACATATCCAGCGGCATGACGGTGAAGGAATTGACGGAGTACATGGACGCGATGAAAATTGACTATGCGGAGCAGGGTGTTTTCCTGACAGATCCAGAACTTCGCGGAATGGAGCAAAGATGAAAAAGATAACTAAACGTGAAATTTGCCTTGGCGTGCCTGACCGTTGGGCGGCGGCTTATAAGGGTTATAATGATGAACGCAAATCTAAGATCACATCTGACCTTATGGCCCTTACCGTGTCTCAACTAACGCCTGAAATAATCGCAAAAACTATCGGGAATGATTCGTGGACAAGGATTGAATGCAGAGAGTGCGAATCCGATTGTAACGAGGTTGTTTTGATGGCTGATACTTTATTCTGTGGCAAATGTTTGTCTAAGGCTTCTGCGCTGGTCCCGACATGAAGCGCACCAGCTTTACCAGCACCCGCAAGCCAATGAAGCGCAAGGCCAGCAAGCCACGCACCCGCAAGAGCGCCACAGGGCCGCTAGAAGACGCCGTGTACTTCTCTGGCGTCAAGTCCCTGCCGTGCTGCTGTTGCGGCGCTGCTGGGCCGTCTGACGGCCATCATTGCATGGACAGGCCACCCGCTGACATGTCAGTGTATCGCTACTTTGGCGGCATTGCTGACAGATCGGCAGACTTCGACGCCATACCGCTGTGCAGGGAGTGCCATGATCTATTCCATCGCAACCACGGCGAATACACGCGGCGGTACGGGCCGGACTACCAACACATACCAGCGACCCGCGCGGCGCTGTCACATATGGAGATTGAGTTTTGAAATATGCCGCAAAAGTTGATAGCAACCAAAAAGAAATTATAACCATATTCAAATCTTACGGGATAACAGTTCAAGATCTTAGCGCGGTTGGCAAGAAAGGCGTTCCTGATCTTATTGTGTCTCGAAGCGGGTATACCTTCCCCGTTGAAGTTATTGGGCCAGAGAAGCTAAAGCGGTTTCCGCCAGACGGAAGAACGGAGGGTCAAGTAGAATGGCATGAGGCTTGGGGAGGGTACGTTTATACGGTCAAAGACATTGATGAGGCGACACAGCTTGCAAAGTGGATGCGCGGCTTGCCAACTTTCGCCCCGTGTATTTTTGCAGAGGGGCCAAAGCCATGACTATGACCACAGCCACCCGCGCCTGCATTGTGCGCGAGCAGATCGCCGCCGGATATGGCGTTGAGGATATTGCGGTCATGTACCGGATACCGCTTTCTGGGGTTCGCTATGAGTTGCAGGAATTGCGCGCATCGGGCCAGCTTGCGCATATGTTCCCGCGTAAGATTGCTGGGGAATGAAAAAGCCCTGCCGGATAACTCACGGCAGGGCTTGAAGTTTACCTCGGGAGGAGGTAGAGTAGCGGTGTCAAGACGCTGTGCCATATGTATCATACCGCGCAATAATGCGCAAGGCACGGCCCACACATGAAGGGCTAAAAATGAAATCAAAATTCCAAATATTTAGGTTGAGGCAATGAGCATTGTCCACATACCGTTCTATCCGTCTGATTGGCTAGCTGGCACTGCCGCGCTGTCTGATGCTGAGAAAGGCGTCTACATTACCCTGATTTCTCGCATGTATGAAATGGCTGGGCCAATAGAACGCGACGACGATAGGCTGTATCGCGTGTGCGGCTCCAAGTCCAAGGCATCCTTTGTGAAGGCGCTAAATTACCTAATTTCAGAGGGCAAAATCATTGTGACAAAAGATGGTTTGTTTAACGAAAAGGCGTCAAAAGTCATCGAACAAACGACCGAAAAGTCATCGAAAGCCAAGGCAGCGGCTCAATCACGATGGGACAGAAAGCCTAGCAAAAACAAGGATAGTGTTGATGCGGACGCATTGCCCAAGCATATGCACCAGCAATGCCAGCCAGAACCAGAGCTAGAGTTAAAGAAAGAGAGTACTAACGTACTCTTGAAATCTGCGCCCCCTGCCATTGATGAAATCGCAAAGGCTGTATCGGCATACAACGCCACGGCGGCAAGGGTGGGCTGGCCTTCTGTGCAAAAGCTAACACCAGCGCGGCGCGCGGCGGTTCGGGGTAGGCTCAAGGACGCAGGCGGTGCCGAGGGCTGGGAGGTCGCATTGGCCAAAGCCGAGGCATCGCCATTCCTCCGAGGTGAGCGCGGCGGGTTTAGCTGCACCTTTGACTTTCTAAGCAAACAAGCAAATTTCACGAAATTGATGGAAGGTAATTACGATGAACGAGATAACAGCAAGGCCAGCGATACCCGCGCCCACGCCACAACTAACGCGATCAATGTCGCGGGACGAGCAAGACGCGCACCGAGCGCGGATAGCTTTTGACGTTGAGGTAATTCTTGACGGATACTGGAAGGACCGCCCGCCGGAGAATGTAAAGGCTGGCATCCTCGCAGACTGGGCCGACACGCTGGAGGACTGGACGCAAGAGCAGATCTTATATGCCCTGCGAAAGTGGCGGAATGAGAATCCAAGCCGGAAGCCAAACCCAAGCCACATTCTAGGCATCTTAAAGATGATGCGCGGCAAGGCTGAGGTGAAGCGCAACCCGCCTGCACCAGCACCGCAGATTGAGCGCCAGCGTGCCACGAAAACTGAGGCGGCGGCAATCATGGAAAACGCAGGCTTTGCACCAAAACGATTTGCCACAAAACCGATCAATTCAAACAGCGAGGAATAGCAGCATGAAACACAGTCGATATACGCGGCTTCTCGCAGGGGTGACAGCTCAAGTAGCCAAGGCCACGAATGAAGCTGCTGACATGATCGAGATAGACGATGATAATCATGTTGATGCGAAGTCAGTGATGCGCGTAGCCAATGAAATACGAGAGCGGCTTCTTTGGATTGAGCGTGAAGCCACAAAAGCCAACCCCACAGACACACCCAAGGAGACAGACACATGAGCGACACACAGACAAAGGACGCCAGCTATTCGGTAACGGCGGGCGAATTGCGCGCCTTCGTGGATCGGATCGAGCGGCTTGCAAGCGAAAAACAGGACATCGCAGAGCAATCCAAGGAAGTTTATGCCGAGTGCAAATCACGCGGATATGACACCGCCGTAGTGCGCAAGGTTATTGCCCGCCGGAAGCGTGAGGCCGACGACTTGGCTGAAGAGGCTGCGGTTTTGGAAATGTACGAGCAAGCATTGAACGGGGGCAAGTGATATGAAAATCATTACAATCGCAGGCAACATCGGCAAGGATGCTGAGATCCGCACAGCAGGCCAAAATAAGGTCACGGGCTGGACGGTGGCCGTTGATGACGGATACGGCGACAACAAGCGCACACTCTGGTTTGATTGCAACTGGTGGGGCGGTCGCGGTGAAAAGGTTGCGCAGTACATCCGCAAGGGCGAAAAAATCACGGTATCCGGTGAAATGTCCACGCGGGAGCATGAGGGCAAAACCTATCTGACCGTCAACGTTAATGACGTGAAGCTGCAAGGCGGCAATTCAGTTGGTGGATCTTCTCAGCAATCCGGCGGCAACCATGACGCGCCGGAGGAAGGCGGCGGCAATCCAAACAGCAACCGTGATTTAGGTGATGAAATACCCTTCCTCATGGAATGGCGCATCTGATGGAAACGTGGGCCGAAATAAAAGACCGACATGCACTGGAGAAGGCCGAGGCGGTAGCGTCATTGCGTGACGCTGGCCTGACCCAAACGCAGGCGGCTCAAAAGCTGGGCATCCCGCTAGGCCACCTCAACAGCTTCATCGCCCGCAACGGCATCCCGTGGACGCCAGCAAAGCAGGGCAAGAGCCAATAAATCGTTGCAATGTTGGTGGAAAATATCCAATATAACCAAGCGCGGCTAGGTGATGTTTGATCGACTTACGCCGAACACCGACCCTCCCATCGGTTGCCGCGCGCATTTTCAGGGACAGTGACAGGAGATCACACAATGACAGATCAACTCACCACGCTACACGCGCTGAACGTCAAATACGGCGATGTTGTGCATTTTGACATTGACGGAAAAACCGGAAAATACACCATTGGAAGACCTTATAAGGTTTCAGACTTAAACGCACATGCCAGAATATGGCGCATCGTTTCCCGCGCATCCGACACCCCCACAATCTGGGCAGACATGACGCCGGAGGAAAAGGGCGCGCTGTTGCTGGCGCAGTTTGAGCACAAACCTATTGAGATGTTTGCAGACGGCCCTTGGCAGGTATGTACTCCCTCATGGCGCGATGACCGTGCCTATCGCATCAAGCCGGAACCAAAGCGCGAGACGGTGAAGCTTTATGGAAGGAATCATTGCTTTGAATTTAAGCACAACCCCAACAATACAGACACCCACAGCATCACCTTCGAAACCATCGACGGGGAACCTGATTGCGGCACCATCCGCATGGAGCGCCTGACATGACGGTAAACCGCTGGCACGCAAACTCCGACCCACGCCTACGTGACGCTGGAGACACCATCGACGAGCACCAGCGCCGGGTTACAACGCTGTGCCTGTCGCTTGCCGATCATATGGGCCACCCGCTATTCGGCAGTGACCTGCCCTTCGCAGCAGCGAACCACGATGAGGCCGAGCGGATCTTGGGCGATATGCCAGCACCAGCAAAGGCGCGCTTTCCGGCACTGGCAGCAGCATACGAGACAGCCGAGCGCGTTGTACTGGCCGAAATGGGCCTGACGTGGACGATCACAGCCAAGGAGCAGCAGATGCTGCACCTTTGTGATCGCCTGGACGCGTACCAATTCGCCATGAGCCGTGGCGTAACAGGGCAGGAATGGGACGAGGCGCGCACAATGCTGCACGTCATGTCCGACAAGTTCAAAGCGCAGGAATGGGTCGCGGCGCAGATGGAGGCTGGTTTGCAACTTAACTCATAACTTTGCAACTTTGCACTTTTATCATCTGCGTTACGTGATACTAAAATACTGTGGATAGGGTAGCCCCCGAAAAGCTGGACTTTCCCCCCGGCCTGCCACGGTTTCACAAGGGGAGCGCGAAAGGAAAACGCGATGAGTTTACAAGAATACCGCGACTTCATAGCAGGCAAGGCGACGATCCATCAAAAGCATGGAATGGTGCCGATGGATATGAATGGCGCAATGAAATTGCACCAAACCAAGGCAGTCGAGTTTGCCCTAGACGCTGGCAAGGCTGCACACTTCCTTGATACTGGTCTGGGCAAGTCGTTCTGTGAATTGGAATGGGCGCGGCAAGTAAGCGAGGAAACTGGCAAGCCTGTTTTGATCCTGACCCCGCTGGCCGTTGCTGGACAGATGATCCGCGAAGGCCGTAAGTTTGGCATCGACGCGCGCCAAATTCGTGAGCCGGAAGAAGTCGGCGCAGGCATCATGGTGGCAAACTATGAGCGCCTCCCTAAGTTGGACGCATCTGTTTTTGGTGGCATTGTTCTGGACGAAAGCAGCATACTGAAATCCTTTGCAGGCCGCACTCGAAACATGCTTATGGATGTTTTCAAAGATGTGCATTTCAAGCTGGCAGCTACAGCAACGCCAAGCCCAAACGATCACACGGAGTTGGGCAATCATGCGGAGTTTCTGGGCGTCATGCGACAGCAGGAAATGCTGTCTAAGTGGTTTATCAACGATACCAGCACGGCAAGCCAAGACTGGCGTTTGAAAGGTCACGCTGCCGAGGACTTCTGGTCATGGGTTGCAAGCTGGAGCCGTTGCGCAACATTGCCAAGCGACCTTGGCGGCGACGATACTGGATACGTTTTGCCAGAGATTGATCGTAAACTGCACCAGGTGCAGGCGGATCGGAGCGTAGATGCTGAACAAGACATGCTGTTTCGTATTCCCGAATTGAGCGCGACTAGCTTTCATAAGGAAAAGCGGCTGACATTGCATGCGAGGTGTGAGCGCGCCGCAGAACTGGCCAGCCACGACAAGTCTGTGACTGTATGGTGCGAGACAAACGAAGAAAGCACACTTCTCACAAGCATGATTGACGGGGCCATAGAGGTCAGAGGCGACCAAAAGCCGGAAGAAAAAGAGCGCCGCTTGCTTGGTTTTGCAGACGGTGAATACCGCGCAATCGTAACCAAGCCAAAGTTGGCAGGTTTTGGCGTCAACTGGCAGCACTGTGCGCACGCTGTTTTTGCTTCGATCAGCTTTTCATATGAGCAGCACTATCAGGCTGTGCGTAGGTCTCATCGTTTTGGTCAAACGGAGCAGGTTCGCAATGACATTGTGATTGCAGATACTGAGGCCGCAATATGGCGGGCCGTTCATGGAAAAGCTGAAAAGCATGAGGAAATGAAGAGGCGCATGAGTTCCGCAATGAAGCGCGCGCAGTCAGACACAAAGATAAACGTAAAATACGAACGGGCGCTGGACTTGGCGTTTCCGGAATGGATCAAAGGGGAAGTAGCATGACAAAGAAACAACCAGAGTACCAAGGCGATGGATGGGCGCTGCACAATTCAGACTGCATCGAGGGCATGCATGCCATGCCAGAAAACAGCGTAGACTGCGCGATATTCTCGCCGCCATTTGGTGACTTGTTCGTCTACTCAGACAGCGAGCGAGACCTCGGAAACGCTGGCACTGGTCAGAAATTCATTAATCAGTATAAGTTTTTTGCAGAAGCGTTGACGCGGGTTCTTCGTCCAGGTCGCATCGCTTGCGTTCATTGCACAGACCTACCAATGCGTAAGGGCAGGGATGGGGCCATAGGGCTGCAAGACTTTTCAGGCGATCTTGTACGGGCGCATACGGCGGCTGGTTTGGTGTATCATGGCAGGGCAACAATCTGGAAAGATCCAGTTGTCGAAATGCAGCGGACGAAGGCTCTTGGTTTGCTCTACAAGCAGATCCGCAAGGACAGCGCGATGAACCGCGTAGGGATGCCTGATTACATGCTTTTCTTTCGCAAGGATGCTGTAAACGAACGGCCCATTGAACACGCGGCACCGCAGACAAAAGAGGCGGTTGAGATTGCGCGAGAATGGCTTGATCAACTGACACGCGAAGGGCTTTGCGCAGGGACGCCACCCGATGATGTTCTTGCCGAATTGGTGAAAGATGCAGAGTTCGATGTGATGGAATGGCAGCGTCTTGCGTCGCCTGTCTGGATGGATATTCAGCAAGGCAATGTTTTGCGCAGTTTTAGAAAAGCCAAAGGCGCTAACGATGAAAAGCACGTCTGCCCATTGCAGCTTGATGTTATCCGCCGTTGCTTGCGACTGTATTCACGCCCCGGCGATGTTGTTATGGACCCTTTCAATGGGATCGGCAGCACGGGGTATGAGGCACTAAAAGCCCGCCGCAAGTATATCGGATTTGAGTTGAAGCGTGAGTACGCAGAACAGGCAAACCTTAACTTGCAAGACGCTTCACAAAGTGGCGCTGATCTGTTTGCAGCGCAGTAACAGAACAATTAGCTGAATCGTAAATGGCATATAGCAATTTTTGCACGGGTGTCGGAACCAGCCTAAAGTGATTTAGCTTATTGCCCCAGATGCGGATACCCAAGACACGAAGCATCTGGGGATTGTTTGGAGAACACTAATGACCCACCACGCACCAATCGTCGCCGCACACAAAGGCAAGGGCTACACAGAGCGCCAGTACGCCGCTGCAATGCAACTTATGTGCTACTCGGAAGGCCATATCAGCAGGCCGCGCGGGCCAGTCACCACGCCGCCAGGTAAGGTAATGCCTGACGATATAAGCCCCGCCATCATCGACGTGCTATCCGGCGAGATGACAGCAGCCGAAATTGCCCGCGCGGCCGGTGAAAAGCTGGGCCGCAACGTATGGCCGCAAGGCGTGCGGGATCGACTGGAAGGCAAGCTATCCACGCTCGTAGAAAAGCGGTCCCGTCACTCACGTGGGGCGCTGTGGCGGCTCAAGGGCGTTAAGGTGGGGCTATGATGACGTGGAAAGAGCACCTTGCGCACCAATCTGCGGAGAAAAAGCGTTTGCGCGATGAATGGGTAAACCAAGCTGCGGCCCTAAAAATGGGCGTAACTCCTGCCGCGCGCCATCTGGGAATAAAACCGCAAAAACTACAAAACGAATTTAGCGCACGCGGCATAAAAACAAAACCATCGGCCCGCACTTTTGTCGTGGCCCCCATCAAGGTTCCAAAGGCGTCAACAGCACGGCAGCGCAAAATCGCGGCCATGGTGGCAAAGGGCTATCCGAAGAACGTAGCGGAGCAAAAAGCGGGGATGCGGGGATGAACAACATCACCAGCATCACCAGCCACATGGGTAAAACTGAGGCATCGCTACGCGCTGACGTGGTGCAGTTCTTGGAGTTGTGGCTGGAGAAGGCCCGCGCGGGCGAAATCATCGCGGCAACCGTCATAGCCGAGACAATAGACGGCAGGCCCATGACAGGCTACACTGCAGCCGCGCCTTCGTTTCAGACCATCGGCGTTCTGGAGGTTATGAAGCTAGACATGCTGGACACAATGGCGGAGGATCAGGTATGAGCAGCAAGGCACAAGCGCGGCGCAAAAAGAAGGCCGCACAGGGGCAGCAATCACCGCAGGCGTCAACCACACCAGAGGCAGCACCCACGGCAACCAGTGCGCGGGAAACTACACGCCCCACGCCCGAACGTATGGCGCACGGCAAATGGATCAGGCCGCAAGGTGCCGACAAGCGGTCACAGCCAATGGTGGACACAGCGAACGACATGATCGGCAGGCTATACCAGCAGGGCCAGCTAACGGCATCACAGGAGCAAAGCGCGCGTACATTCCATGAGTTGTGGGCGGCGTATCGGTCAGAGCTTGGCGTCTCAGAATATCGCTCATGCTTGGCGGGTGGAGTAGGGGCGCATGACGAAAGCGACGGCAGGCCCGAAGTCTACGCAGCATGGTATGGCCTATGCGACAAGATCGGGCGCGTATCCGTGGCGGCAATCAAGATGCACGTCGAGCGCGGGGCCGACGAAAAGCCCATCAACCTGCCCGCGTTGAAATCGGCGCTTGACAGGGTTGCAGAATAAAAATTCGGTTGACGCGACTGCGTAAGTATGCAATTTTGAGACCAATATAATTCCGTCTTGTAGAAATGCAGGGCGGATTTTGCTTTAATGACGCTTTCATGCGGTGCATCACGTCCGGCTAATAACCGGTAGGAGTAGGGTCGCGGCCTACCTGATGCACCCCATGAGCGCGGCGACATAACGAAGCGGGCGATGTAAGGCTTTCGGTAGCGCCTCTTATGTGAGGAGTGAGATTAACCCGCCCGCGCTCAACCCACACATCCAGCCTCTCCACACGGCGAACCCCCACAGCCGATATTGCTATCAATGGGCGCAAGTCTCAACGCTGGGGGTGGGTTCGTTTTATCACGGCGAATTGGTGGCGCGGGGAATGATAAAAAATCAAAGGAAATCATAGCATGGCACGAGGTGGCAAGCGTGATGGCGCGGGCCGCAAGCCCGGCGCTGTGAATAAAGCAACGCAAGAGCAGCGAGAGGCGGTTATTGAAAGCGGGCTTACGCCGCTGGATTATCTGCTGTCTGTGATGCGTGATGAAGATGCAGACCGTTCCGAAAGGGTAGACGCAGCCCACAAGGCCGCTCCTTACGTTCACTCCAAGCTGGCAACGGTGGATCACAAGTCAACAGACGGCAGCATGTCACCGCCTGTCACGGTATATCAGCTTCCAGACAATGGCCGCAGTAACGACAATTAAGCCGCAGGAGGGGCCGCAAGAGCGGTTCTTAGCCAGCGGTGCAGACATAGCCATTTACGGGGGCAGCGCAGGAGGCGGCAAGACATGGGCCTTGCTGCTAGAGCCGTTACGACACGTTGAAAATAAAGATTTTGGCGCGGTATTCTTTCGCCGCTCTATGGTGCAGGTAAAAAATGAAGGCGGTTTGTGGGACGAGAGCGCGAAGCTATACCCGATCATCGCTGCCGACCCTAAAGAGCATAACGCCACATGGGCCTTTCCTTCCGGCGCTAACATATCGTTTGCGCATCTGGAACACGACAAGACGCGGTTCAACTGGCAAGGCTCGCAGATCCCGCTGATCTGTTTTGATGAGTTGACGCATTTTAGCGAAACGCAATTCTGGTACATGCTTTCGCGCAACCGTTCGATGTGTGGCGTGAAGCCGTATATCAGGGCAACGTGCAACCCCGACGCAGATAGTTGGGTTGCATCGTTCATATCATGGTGGATTGACCAAGAAACGGGCCTTGCCATTCCTGAGAGGTCCGGTGTTCTTCGTTGGTTCGTTCGGGTCGGCGATACGATCATATGGGGCAATGGACCTGATGATTTGACGCAATACACAATGCCGGATGAAAACGGCGACCCTCAGCCAATTCCGGCAAAGTCAGTCACGTTCGTCTCGGCCAGCCTAACAGACAACAAGGCGCTGATGGCTGCGGACCCAAGCTACATGGCTTCTTTGCTGGCACTGCCCACGGTAGAGCGTGAGCGCCTGTTAGGCGGCAACTGGAAAATCAGACCAGCGGCGGGCCTATACTTCCAGCGCCATTGGACGCAGATCGTTGATGCTGTTCCGTCTGATATGCGCATTGTGCGAGGGTGGGACCTGGCAGGGACGCCAAAGATTGAAAGCAATGATCCAGACTGGACTTGCGGCACAAAGATGGGCGTGACGCCAGATGGACGTTACTTCGTCCTAGATCACGTTTATGACCGCAAGGGGCCGATGGAAGTGGAGCGCCTTGTGAAAGGCACCGCAGAGCAAGACGGAAAAGATGTGGCGATTGATATGCCGCAAGACCCCGGCCAATCTGGCAAGGCGCAAGTGGCGACCTACAGCAAGCTGTTGGCTGGGTATAATTGCCGCTTTGCCCCTGTGACGGGCAGCAAGGTTACAAGGTTTTCGGGATTCTCCGCACAAGCCGAGGCAGGAAACGTGTTTGTCTTGCGCGGCAAGTGGAATGATAGGTGGCTTTCTGAGTTGGAAAACTTCCCGCCCGAAACCGGGCATGATGACGACGCAGACAGCACAGCGCAGGCTTTCAACTTCTTAGCCAACAAGCGTCAACCGAAAACAACAACAACAACGGTCAAAGGATTATACTGAATGGCCGTTAATTCGCTGCACCCACAAATCACGCGCCAAGTGCTGGACGATTGGCGGCTGTGCTATGACGCCTATCAAGGCGAGGGCGACGTGAAGCAACGCGGCACAACTTACCTACCCATGCCGTCAGGATACACGACGCACGGAGACAACGGCATCGCGGCCTATGCGGCATACAAGATGCGCGCTCAGTTCCCCGAGGTTCTGGCAACCAGCGTTGGCGCTATGGTTGGCATCATTCATGGCGAGGAAATCGCGGTCGAATTGCCCGGCAACATGGAATATCTGTTCGAGGACGTGGACGGCGAAGGCATTACGCTAAACGACTTTCACAAGAACATCACGCGCAACTTGCTGGTGTCGGGACGCTACGGCGTGCTTGCAGATGCACCGGAGGGCGGCGGTGATCCATTCCTCGCAGGCTATCGCGGCGACACGATTATCAACTGGGACGTTGGGTTCTTCGTGCTGAATGAAAGCGAGGCTGTTCGGGATGGTTTCGTATGGGCGCAGCAAGAGAAATACCGCGTTTTGCAGCTTCTCGATGGCGTTTACACCGCGACTTTGCACAAGTCAGATGGCGAGACGGACGTAACTCCGACGCGACTTGGCGGAGGCGCACTCAACGCGATCCCGTTTGCCGTAGCGTCTGCAAAAGACATGGGGCCGGATATGGAAGCCCCACCGATGATCGGCATCGCTCGCGCGGCTTTATCCATGTACCAGCTTTCAGCAGACTACCGCCTGCAGCTTTACATGAGCGGGCAGGAAACGCTTGTCGCAATCAACGGGCCAGCACCTACCGCCGTTGGCGCTGGCGTGGTTCACGAAATGCTAGGCGATGAAAATTTAACGCCGGATCTGAAATATGTATCGCCAACATGCGCAGGCATTCAAGCGCACCTTGAGGCAATCCAAGATAATCGGACAATCGCCATTCAAGCGGGCGCGCGTCTGTTTGAGCAATCGGGGCAGGCCAATGAATCCGGCACCGCGCGCAAGATGCGGTTTCGCTCAGAGACGGCCAACCTAAAGACGGTGGCGCAATCATCCTGCTCATTGCTAGAGGCGTCACTGCGCAACATCGCGCGGATGCTGGGGCAGTCGGATGCGGTAATCGAGGCCATCACGGTAACGCCGCCGAAGGACTTGCTGGACGCCACGCTCACGCCACAAGAGGCCGTTGCGCTGTTCGCGCTGGTCGAAAGCGGCGGGCTTGCACAAGAGACATATTACGAGCGCATTCAGGCGGGCGGAATTGCCAGCCAAGAACGCACGTTTGATGAAGAATACGCTCTCATTGAGGGCGGCGATATTCGGGCTGACAGCCTGTAATCACCGTGGCGATGCCACACCCATAATCTAAAGGAATTAAGCCGATGGCTTTGCAAACTGTTCTCGACACTCTCGACGGCATTGATGATGCTGTTAAGCCCTTCTACACCGAAACAGACGGCAAGTTCATCTTGCAGGTGTCCGGCGTAGATAATCACCCCGATGTTGCCAATCTCAAATCAGCATATGAGCGCACGAAGGCCGACCGCGATGCGGCACGTTCCGAGCGCGATGCGGCCAAGGCACTCGCCAAGGAGTTCCCCGAAGATTTTGACGCTGAAAAGTGGGCAAAACTCAAAGACGGGAAAGCTGACGAGGCCGCGCTCATCAAGCTGCGCCAGACACTCGAAGCCGAACGCGACGAGTACAAAGGCAAGTACGAAGCCGAGCAAGGCCGCGCGCTTAAAAACGCACTCGACCGTGATCTGACAGACGCGCTCAACGGCGCAGGCGTCACAAACACGTCATTTGCAAAAGCGGCGCGCACAATGCTGGCAGGCGATGTGAAGATTGGCGACGATGGCAAGCCCTTCGTGGATACCGACATGGGGCCGCTGGCCTTGGTCGATCACGTTAAGCGATGGGCCGCTGGTGAAGGCAAGGACTTTGTGACCCCAGCTTCAGGCGGCGGCGCAACGGGTGGCAAGAACGGCAACGCCCCAGCTAATGCGGAGACATTCGCAAAGATGGGCGACAAAGAGCGCACGGCTCTATTCCACAGCGACCCCGAAACATTCCGGCAATTAGCTGGCACATAATCTCGAAAGGAAAGCCTCATGGCTACCACACAAATCTCTGATGTATATGTCCCCGAGGTCTATTCCTCGTACACAGCCGTAAACGGCCCTGAAAAGACTGTTTTCTTTGACAGCGGTATCGCAGTTGCAAACCCTGCCCTTGCTGGCATGTTCTCCGATGGCGGGCGCATTGCTGAACTGCCGTTCTGGAAGGATCTGGACGCATCCGATGAGCCGAACTACGGCACCGACGATCCAACCGATATTGCCGTGCCTGCGAAGGTCACGACAGGCACGCAGGTTGCACGCATGGCCAGCCTTAACCAAGGCTATTCGTCTGCGGACATGACAGGCGAACTTGCCGGGTCTGATCCCATGCAACAGGTTCGCAATCGCTTCGGCACTTATTGGATGCGCCAGTGGCAGCGCCGCACGATTGCATCGCTGCAAGGCGTCATTGCAGACAACATCGCAAACGACGGCGGCGATATGGTCAACAACGTGGCGGGCGCTACCAATGCAGATGTTGCCGAAGGCACGCTGTTCGGTCGCGGCGTGTTCACGGCAGCGGCGTTTACGTCTGGCGACCACTATGACGATTACGCGGTGTTTGCCGTGCATTCGGTTGTTGCCAAGCGCATCGTGGACAACGACGATATCGAGTTTCTGGCTGACAGTACGGGCGCACTCACGATCCCGTCATTCCTTGGACGTCGCCTCGTGATTGACGACAGCCTGCCCATGACAGCCGCAGCAGGCACGGGCGGCACCGATGCAGCCGCGACCTACACCAGCTACCTGTTCGGCACTGGCCTGATCGGCTATGGCGAGCGCAGCCCGAAGGTTCCGGTGGAACTGGACCGCGAAGCGGCTCAGGGCAATGGCGCAGGCGTTGAAACGCTCTGGGAGCGCAAGTCGTGGGTGATCCATCCGTTCGGCACCGCGTTTACCAACACCACGCTGACGGACGGTAACGCCACGCTGGCGCAGCTTCGTTTAGCAGCAAACTGGGACCGCGTGATCGAACGTAAGCTCGTGCCATTGGCGGCGATCGTCACAAACGGCTGATTTTTGAAGCGGGGCGGCATTGTTCGCCCCGTCACAAAGCACAGCGGAGAATTAATATGAACATCAAGCAACAGCTAGACATTCAGGCGCGGTATAACGCGCAGGCAGTGGGCGCACCAGCACCAGCGCAACCCAAAGCGTTCACGCCGGAAACGGTTGACGCCATGGGCAAGAGCGACCTGCGCGATCTTGGCGAAGCCCATGGCATTGAGTTCCCCAAGGGAACGAACATTCAGGACATGCGAGGGATGGTCAAAGCGGCCATTTTCACGGGCATTTAATGACTGTTATTGTGGTCAGGGACGGCGTCATGTGCTGCGATACGCAAGTATCCGGCGATAACGTATATTGCGGCGAAATCCGCAAGTGGACAGCGGTCCATCCTGACATAGGCGGCGGCTTTGCTGGATTTTCGGGCGGGCTTGGCGAAGCGTCATCGGCGTTGAAAGCAATGGCTGATCGACATGCAAGCGGGTTTTCCGTAGATGCCGGATTATGGCTAAAAGCAGACGGCACGGTCTGCGAGAAGTACGGCGAAAGCGACTGGTTTGAATACCAAGCCCCATTCTATGCGATTGGGTCGGGCCAGCATATAGCCTTTGGTGCGCTGCACATGGGCGCGACCGCCGCCGAGGCAGTAAGCGCCGCCATTGCACTTTCCAGCGGATGCGGCGGGCGTGCAGAGAGTGTGGAGATAGACCATAATGGCTGACCTTGCATCATTCCGCGCATACGCCCTTGCAAGGGGCGACAGCGCGCCGACAGCAACAGCGGATGTAGGTGCAGAGGCGGCGCTTGTGCGGGCTGGTGACTACATCTCTGCGGAGTATGTGGC